TTAAGGTTAATCTGCTTGCCTTTGTATTTTTTGCCTTTGTAAGAACCGCTTTCCTGTACGGTATCGTGCCAGTAGCTCGTGGAAACGTCCATTGGTTCTCAGGCTTTAAGCCGCCGATAGGTTTCGTACACTTCTTTGGCCCGGGCGTTGTTTTGCTGGGCTTTGTTCCGGGCTTTTTCTTCGTCTATCCAAATTTCACCCTTTAACTTGTTTTCCTCTACCCTGATGTTGTAAAAACGACCTACTACACGGTTATCTATTATTTGCAGTTCGCGGGCGCTGTGGTTTTTAGGATGATGTATCGGTATAGGTACGTCAGTCCAAAGGTTTTTCGAGTTCCTAATTTCCTGGCCGGGCAAAAATTGCCCTTTGACAACGGCCTCTTTTAGCGCCACAACCGGTATAACCAGGTGGGGCCTGCCTTCCAGGGTATCTGTCCTGATGCCGCCCTGGTTAGCGTTGGCCGTAAACCTGGCTAGGTCTTTTTTAGCTAATTTGTTTGTCAGTTTTTCTGGCATATTTTCAGCCCCCAAAGATACCTGGTCGTAATTCGCGTTGGCCACTTTTATTGCCCGTGCATCGCAGGTGCTTTCGTCGCCACCTTGGTCAAGGCACTGGGCGCGTACTTTATTGGCCAATTTTACCCATTGCTTTTTTTCCGTTTGGGTTAAGCCCTGTATATGGTCGTTTGCATCATCAATTGTCCAGGGCATTTTATCCCTCTACCCAGGTTGCCTTAATATGGAAATCCCCTTCCGAACCACTTGTAGAATTTGTCACCCTGATTAAGTGATTTGTGTTGGCAGCAAAAATATAATTCATTACAACGCTGGCTTCCCCACCTATTTCCGCGTTCTGTTTGCCGCCGCCCGGGATAAATTCGCTCGGCAGTTCAGTACCGTCCGAATCTATTGTTGGTCCTTGATACATTTCCGCTGTGGGGCTGGTTGTTTCAATTTCGTTTATGCAAGTGGGGCCAACGTCAAAGGCGCTGCCGTTTGCGCTAACTGTGGTTCCTCTAAAGGGGTTAATCTCTGTCTTAACTGTGGACTTTACAACAACTGAAATGAAGAGCGGCTGGTCGCCTGCAATTATTAGTACATTTTTGCTGCCACCCGCCGCCACCGCGCTAAAAACGTGGCTGGCCTGGTAAACCTGGCCGCGCCGGTTTTCAGCTTCAAAGTGATCAACCATTTCCACTAACATTGCTCTATCTAACTTTGGTATCTTTTTGTTAGCCATAATTCACCTCCGTTAAAAGCCTGTCTGTGGGAAAGTTGCCGGTTCCCAGCAACATCTGCAATTAGGATGTAAAGGTATCAAGCCGTGGGCTTCTTCTATTGTGTACTTTGTGCCGGAAAGGCTCGAACATTCCGGGCAAACTCTGGCATCGCCTGCGGTTAACCATTCCACCTTTGCGGACACTTCTTCAACGCCCATCTGTTCGTAGCGGGTTAGCGCTGCCTCGTTATGGACGTATATTGTCTCTGTCCTTGCCATAGTCCGGGCGCGGGTTATGCCTATCTTGTCCACCCTGTTATTTAGCTGCCTGGCCATTTTGCGCGGGTTAAACCCCTGGGAAAGCCCGTTGGTTAAAACTCGGCTAATTTGGCCGTCCACTTCATCTGTTATGTTTTTGAGCGCCTTGAAGTTACGCGTATAAAGTAATTGCAGCTTTTGCTTATGGATAGGCTGGTTAAAGATATTACGGAATTCTGCCCGGCCCAGCCGTGGTACGTCCATGCCGGCTTGCCGCATTTTTCTTTGAGCCTGCCTGACACCGCTATTATAGGCCCTGCGTACGTACTGCTTTTGCCAGCGGTCGGGAAATTGCTCAGGCGGTTCTAAAATGCCTTCTTTTAGCCTGCCGTCCAACCAGTTGCTAAAAACATCAACCTTTTCGGCATCTGTTTTAAAGACAAAATCCCCTCTGTCGGGCAATTCTGCAAGCTGGCTTTGCGGCCCCTGGCCCAGTTCGAACACGTCTAAATCGACCACTGCTTTGCGTATTAGGCCCTTCAAATGCCGGAAGCGCTTGTAAGCTGCCGCCATATAATCCCGCCGCAGGGTTTTGGTACGGGTAGGGTCCACATTCTCCGCGGCCTGGGCCAGCTGCTCAAGGTATTTGGATTTGCCCGGGTCGCTTATCAGCTTTTCTTCTTTGCTGTGGTTGTGGTCGCAGGTTTTGGCGTGTTGTGGGGTCATACAAGGCCCCCGTGGGTTATTTTTCTAATCTGGTCAGTTTCTTGGCCGCGGCAAATTGCTTTCGGACTTGCTCATTTTCTTCGTTATCGCTTAATTGCTGCTCTGTGGGCATTTCCCGCGGTTCCATGTCGAATACATATTTACGGATTTCGTCTTCATCCATCAGGCTTTTGGGCTGCCCACCGCTGGCCTTGTCGAGGGCTTGCGCCCGTTTATTTGCTATTTCAGCGCGTTCGCTAACTGTGGGCGTCCAAAGGTTTGGCCACTCAACTTCGTAACCGCCGTTTTTGGGCGGGGTTAATACGTTATAGTCAACCAGGTGGTCAATTAACTTTTCCAAAATCATTGGGGCTGCAAACTGATTTTGCCTTTCTTCTACGCGGTCAAACCAGTTCTTTCTGTCCTGGCTGCTTGCCAGTTCGGCGCGTTCACTACCGGTTAAAATTCGCTTTGGTATGCCGGTTTTTGCTGCAATAACAGAAATCGCAATGTCAAACGGGTTTGAGGGATCTATGTTGGTGTTGCCGGCCAGCTCGTTAAGGTTAACGCCACTGGTGGTAAATACCCGCTTAAAGCCGTGAAGAAAGGCGTTAACTTCATCGGTGATCTCGTCAAAATCTTCATCTTCTAAATTCGCATTTTCCTTTTCTTCAACGTGGTAGCCCTTTGCCGCTTGCTGCCAATAGGCTTCGGGCGCAGCGCCCAATAACTTGTCTAGATCTTGCAACCGGTGAAAAACTTTTTGTAGCCTTGGTTCACCGTACACTTCGTTGTCTAAAAGGCCCTCTGCAACGTGGATTACGCGTGAATAATGTACGTCTTCGTGGGCTTCTTCCATCTGGAAGCCCTCAATGTCGGCTTCCATGTCAATATCGTAGAGCGTAGGCCGACCAAACCGTTCTTCGCCGGTTTCGGTTTCAAACTTTTCAATTTCGGCCTTTTCTTCCCAAAAGGGCATTAAATAATTTATGCCCTGCGGGTTGCTGATTTCCTGCGATAGATCGTTATTGTTTTCGTCTTTAAAACCAATCAACAAAACGCCATATCTGCCAATACCGGACAGTTTATCAAGGCGTTCTAGGTAATGGAATATCTTATGTTGGCTTACAAGTTGCTGCCATTCTTTCATAAAATCGCTTTCGCCCTCGGAACCATCTTTGACCTTGGGCCTTTTGCGCCAGGTGTCGTGAGCGGGCCTGTCCACTATTACGCTTGCAATGTCCCGGCTGTCGTAGAAGTCACGAAAGTGTTCCGGTTGCGGGTTTTTGGTATAGCCCAGGGCTTCTTCTATATCCCGTTCTCCTCCAAATTGCAGGCCAGCCCTGCTCAAGCCGCGGGTTTCCATCAGGTCGCTTGCAAAATTAGCGCCCATCTGGGCAAAAGAGGATAAATCTTGTGGGTTGTGGCCATTTTCAGAACTCATAAATTACCACTTTCCTATTGGTAAAAAGGTTGCCGGCCTGCGGGGATTGTACAGGCAAGGAAAATTACTGTCAAATACGCCTTATCATTTAACAGCTGTGCCGCCTTTTGGTGGATTTTCTGGGTCAACATCCCCCATTTCGGTACATTCATACCCGTGCCTAGGCTTATCAGGCGTCAAAATATCTATTATACGTTTAATCATTTTACCCCTGTTTAAGAAGATTAGTGGCTGCCTGGGCTGCCGCCACTGTAACCGCCGCTTTTGGGCTTTAAAAAGGTCAGCGCCCAAACTGCCGCGTCCAAGCGGTCTGGTGAGTTCTCGCCAGGAACCCAGGTGGTATATTGCCGTTCTAGTTCTTCAAATTTGTCTTTGTCTTCCGGGTCATCAAGGTGGTAGGCCCGGCCCTGCTCATAAATTGCGGAAATTGGTTCTGCCCTTACGTCTTTTCCGCGACTTGCGTTTACCAGCTTAACTGGCACTCTCTCCATGTCCTGGATTGTGGTTTTAACCATATCACCGCCCTGGTTTTTCTCTGCAACTATCCTGTCAGCCTGGTAGGTATGGAATGCCTTGATTGCTTTACTGGCCCAGCCGTGAGGGCTGTATCTGCCGCTTAAATCGTCCAGCAAATAGAACTGATCGCCACGCCTGCCGGCCACAACTATACCGGTTTCGTCGCTTTCGGTTTTGTTGGTTGTGGCGGGGTCAACGCCCACTGCAACGCGCT